AATGCTGATTTTAAACTAAACAATACAGCACCGATTGCAGCTGCTATACCTGCAACTAAAAGAAGAGGTGCACCTGCTGCTACTGTAGCCGCTACATTTAATCTTAAAGCAATTAAACCTTTACGAATACTTGAAAATCCTTTACCTAGAAGATTAAATATTCCTTTAAAACCACCTTCTATAATTTTAAATGCCTTACCTGCACCTTTAACTGCTAATTCACCTGCCTTGTTGATGCCTCTAAATGCAGCAAATAAACTTTCTTTACCTAATGTAAATGCTTTACCACCTAATTGTATAGCTGCTGAAGCTACGTTTGCTGTTGCTTTAGCTGCAGCTAATACTAATGGCCCAAACTTAATTGCTAATAAACCTGCAAATAATCCAAATAGTGTTTTCTTAGTAGCGTCATCATCTTCTTTACCAAAAAAGAAATCACCTACCTTTTGAAATGTCTCTACGATTTTTGTAACGACAGGCACTAAACTGTCTGATACTTTTACAAATAATGCTAATGCACCTACTAGCAATGCAGCCTTTAACTTCTCACCTATTGTGATATTACCAAAACCTTCTTTTAAAGAATCAAACTGTTCTCTTAAACTATCTAATATACTTCCACCATCTTCAGCTCTCTTATCATCTGTGTCTGTTAATGACTGTTTAACATCTTCTTCCCTATCTCTCTCTTTGTCTAATTGAAACGAAGCTGATGCAAACTCAACTAGTTTAACTACTTTTTTGTCTAAACTAGCAAAGAAATTTGTCATCTGCATAGCAGGACCAGGATTGATTCCTGTTGATATTTGTGGTGCTGCTGTTGCTCCAAACGCTGATGATGCCATTATTTTTTGCCTTTTGGTAATGTTGTTCCTGGTTTACCTACATACAACCCAAAGAAAGCTGCACCAGCACCAACGATAGTTGATATAAACATTGCTTGTGAGTTACTAGGCTCAGGTATTGTCATAAACCAAGTGATTGATTTATAGAAAGCATAAATGTATGCTAACATAATTAGTCTAGGTATTAATCTAAACTTATCTAATAGACCTGCTGTTGTATTGTACCAAGTCTTTTCTTCGTCACCAGATTGAGGTACTAAATCATCTTTATTTAATTCGTACTCTTTACTAGTTTCTGTTACTTTTACTTTTTCCATATTATTTTCCTAACCCTTGTTGTCTTCTTTTTTCCTTTTCGTTTTCTTCCTTAATATATGTAATTAACATATCTACATATATTTCCCTTTCCCAAGGTAGCATATCCTCTAAATCAGATAGAGAATAATTATGATGTTGCATTAGTTGAAAATTAGTAGTATAATAATTTTCTAAACTATCATGTGAAAGGGCTATGCGAAAAAATCGTTGAGTCCTGACAACACTATTTTACTCTCTTTTTTAGTCTTCGGGTTCTTTATTGTAATCTCATGCTTCAATTTAGGCATTGTATCAAAAAACTTTTGTACATCCTTAAATTGTTTAGTATTTAATTGTTCAATAAAGTCCGTCAACTCTTTACTTGTTTGGTCTTTAGAGTTATAAACTTTTTTACCTTCTTCTTCATAAATTTGTAGAATACAGGTACTTATCACCTCTAACATATTGCTGGCATTTATATCTCTAATACCACTATCTTTAAATGAGTCAATACTAGGATACTGCATAATTATACCCATACCATTGCCTAAGTCAATCTTGTTAGTATGATCTTCGCCAACTTGAACTTTGACCTCATTTAGGTCTACTTCTACATCAGCATAAGTCTTTTTATCATCTGGACATAATAGTTTCAATTTAGAAACTTCACCCACAGACTTTGATCTTACCTGTAAGAATATATACTCAACATCAAACATAGGCATATTGTCTATATTTACTTTATTAAAAGTACATTCACTTACAATATCTTTAACAGCCTGAGTAATATCTTTTTCTGATTTACTCTCTAAGGCCATCATAAGTATCTTTTCTTCTTTTACCAAGAACGGTCGATACTTAATCTTTTCATCCGTTGATGGTATTTCCAACTCATATGTTGGAGTTGTCAGTTTAGGTAGTGCCATAATTTATTCTCCTTTATTATATAAAATTATGTAAATGGTGGGAAAACCTTTCCGTTAAATATTCTCCCTATCGGATTCCATACTGTCCGCCCTTGTTGAAATATGTTTTTACCTGCTCGTTTTAGATCAGGTGGTAACATACCAAAGATACCAGGGTCTCTTGCTTTTACATTAGCAGGCCTTTGCATTGCTTCGCCAAATTCTAATCCTCTTGTACTCTCTATGCCCATGTTGAACCATTGTTTATATGCAAATTCAACTGTTGTTTTTACAATACTATTAGAAGCGCCATAACTATAATCTATTGATCCTATCTTTTCAGGATATACTTCAATTGCTTCTAAAGCGTAAGTAGGCATATCTCTATTAACTTCGCTGTCTGACCCTAACTGGTATATATGCATTTTACCAGTATAGTTGTCATAATAATTTGCTTTATGAGATACAGTATTTACAGCACTCTTTTGCCATAATTCAAAAAACTGTCTCTCTCTTAAATACTTGTCACTATAAAATGTTGCAACAATATTGCCATCAAAACCATGACCTGTAACTTGATTTCTTGTAGGTTCTGAACCGTATTGTACTGCCTGTGTTTGTAAATCATGACCTGGCATTACAACTGAATCACACATGATATTTATTTGTCTACCAAGTGTTTGCGTTAAGTCATTTACTACTCTTTGATAAGCAGGTACTTTGACTTGACCACCACCAGAGTAAACCTCTGAGCTACTAGCAACACCGTCTCTATTTACAACTCTATTTACTTCTTTTTGTATGCCTTCTATATTACTAGGTGGGAATATTCTTATAGCAAATCTTGATTGTCTTGCAAGACCTTCACCTTGATTTATCGCTGCTCTAAATCTACCGATAGTATTATCAGTATTTGCTTTCATTCTAAATCTAGGATCTCTATCTGTTCTATGATAGGCACTAGATTTAAAATCACCTCTTGATATACCACCTCGTATATCAAATGGTCCTATTCTTTTGCCTGCTCTAAATATTGCCATTAGTATGGACTCCCTTTTTTAAATCTTGCAACAGGTAGAAATATTGCAATCGCCATTTCATCTGCTGTTATGTTTAAAAATGATGATCTCACCTGACTAAACAAATAATGTTTTGCTGTTTTTCTCATATACAAATTGTTTCGCCAGTTTACTCTATATCTTGTTGTCTTATCAAATCTTTTATTTGTTGTAGTATTTGCTAAACTTCTTAGAAATGCTACTCTGGCACCTGGTTTTAAATAATGAAAGTTTAATCCTATAAAACCACCTTTTGCTGGTTCTAAAGGTAAGATCAAAGGAAAAATATCATAGTAAGGTAGTTTATCTTTATGTTTAGGGTCATAACCAAACAAATTCATAACACCATATTTTGGTCTTAATGTTGCTTTTCCTTGACTAATTAAAGTTTTAGCACTAGGTGTTGTCATTGCTTGTACTTTTCTTTTGTACCAGTCATACGACTTACGACCTGTTGTAGTGTCTAATATCTTATCAAATACCGTTGCCATACTACTATTTATATTACTTTATCGAATATATCTTAACCTTATTTGATTTACCTTTGACAGTCACGCTACCTAGATTATACATTCTATCGTGTAATTCCTCTACTTTTTTATATGTGTCTTCCCCTACAACAATTGTTGTATCAAACTCTTTACTTTGACCCTCTAATCTACTTGCTAGATTTACTGCGTCACCTAATACAGAATAGTCAAATCTTTGTTCACTACCCATATTACCAACCACTGCTTTACCACTATTGATACCGATACCTATGTTGAAACCTAAATTTAACTTCTTCATCTTTTCTCTCATGTCTTTAGCAACCAGTATTGCTTTCTTCTCGTGATTAGGACAATCTAATGGTGCATTCCAAAATGCCATAATACAATCGCCCATGTATTTGTCTATCGTACCACCTGACTTTAATATGATATCTGTCATAGGTGTAAGAAATGAATTAATAAGTTTTGTTAAACCTTGTGGGTCTGATTTATATTTTTCTGAAATAGGTGTAAAACCTCTTATGTCACAAAATAGAAAAGTCAACTCTCTTGTTTCACCACCTAGTTTCAATAGACTAGGATTGTCTTGCAACTTCTTGACCATATCAGGCGATAGATAATGTTCAAACTGTTTCTTTATCTGCAACTTTAATTTATTTTCTCTTACAAAATTATTATATATTAGATGTGAAAAAACTATGAAACCCATTATAACAGGATAAGACCAGTTTGTCAAGTACAAATATTTACTAAACAAATAAAAGCTTGACAAGATGATAAAAGCATTGTATATTATAAAAGGCACAAGTGATAGTAGTATGCCTAACCTAGGTATTAGTAACAAGAATATCATCATGCCTACAATCATTACTGCAAATTCTGTATATAACGCCCAATTAGGCCTTGTTATAAACTTACCTGATAGCAAAGTTTCTGTTGACATTGCCATAATCTCGTGTGTATTTTTAAGACCATCTGGTGTGAGAACAAAGGTAGAACCTTTAAATGTAGCACCTATGAATACAATCTTACCTTTTACAGATGACCAATCTAAGTCTGCGTGATTTATTCTAGGTATTTGATGTCTAAAATCAATCCATACATCATCTATTTTAGGTAATGGGAATTTTATAATGTTCATTATAACACTTGGCACAGATTTGTCAAGCGGTAATTTTCTAATAGTGCCATCAATATCAATAGGCACTTCTACATTACCTACACCTAATACTTTTCTTTTTATGCTAATGAGATTTTTTGCGTCTTTAGTTTCTGTTAAGATAACAGGATACTTTGATATCATTTTCAAAAACATTTCATCACCACCTAATCTATCTTTATGTACAAAAACTACATTTAAAAAAACTAAAGCAGCACCATTCTGATATGCTTTGATAATAGCACGACCTAATTGATCTCTTTTCCAAGGCCATTGACCATATATACCTAACGAATCGTCTGATATATCTATCAATACAAGACTTTTAGATTGATAATTATTACCAAACTTCTGGTATAGATCAAATGTTTTTAATTGTAGGGTTTGTAGGGGCAAGGGATTATATACTTTTAATCCTAATAATATAATCACGCTCACAACCACAGCCCATGTGGATGTAAATTTGTTCATAGAACTATTTAGTCTGTTTGTATTATAGTGATTGTGGCACCGTTAGAGCCAGCGATTACTGATTGAGTTTCTTGTTCTTGTATAACCATCATATCAAATTTTTGTATAGCGTCATTACCACTATTTACGCCACTACCACCT